ATCGGCCTGGAATTTATCCAGCGCATCGTGCAGCGGTTGTGGGAACTCATAGTTACCAGTGTAGGTCACGCCGAAAGTCGGCACCACGCCGATGGTGTTTTCGTCACAGGCTTCAATCAT